GAGGACTAGCTAGTGCAAATAGTTCAGTCCATATCAGTCTTAATGTTGAAGAAGAATATGTACCAAAGCAATTTAGCTAGGAGATAATATGGCACTAACACAAGAACAAAAATCACTCAAGGCATGGGGCAAACAAAAGTGGAGAACACAGTCTGGTAAACCTTCATCACAAACAGGTGAAAGATATTTACCATCTAAAGCAATTAAAGCTCTCTCCCCACAGGAATATGCAGCAACGACAGCTGCTAAAAGAAAAGGCAAATCAGCAGGACAACAATTTGTTAAACAACCAAAAAACATAGCTAGTAAAGTTAGAAAATATAGGAGTGTATAATGGCACTAACAGAGTCAGAAAAAAAGAAACTAGATAGATATAATTTATCTGGATTAAACCAACCTAAAAGAACCCCAGGGCACCCAACTAAAAAAGGTATTGTTGCTGTTAGAGAAAGTGATGGGGATATTAAAATTATTAGATTTGGTGACCAGAATATGGGTCATAACTATAGTGATGAAGCTAGAAAAAGTTTCAAAGCTAGACATGCTAAAAACATATCTAGAGGAAAAGAAAGTGCTGCCTATTGGGCAGATAAGATGTTCTGGGCAGGCCCAGGTGGATCTAAAAAGTCACCACCTAAATCGCAGAAACATACTAAAGGTACATAATAAACTATGCCCGCACCGCTTGCAGCTATTCCAATAATAACAGCAGCAGGTAGATTTGCTGCACCTTACCTAGCCAAAGAGTTAGGTAAGTTGGGCATAAATAAGTTTGTTTCAACTTATGGCAAAGGTGCATTTAATACTTTAGAAAGTTTAAATAAAAATACTACTATGGTTAAACCAGAGGCTATGCCAATGGTTAATCCTAATTATATGTCTAGTGGTAGTGATGATGATGACACTAATGTACCAATGGTACAAGATCAACAGAAATCTAACCAACCCCAACAAGAACCTCCAGAAGATAAAGGGCCAAACCTTGGTACCGAAGTAGCTACCGAAGCTGCATTACAAATCTCAAAAAATTTATCCAAGCAAGAAGATATTAAATCTCAAACACAAAAAGCATTAGAACCCAAAGCAGAATTTGGGCCACTGACAGAAACAGAAAAGCAAACAGCACAGGCACTCATGGGTGATCAGCCAGAGTTCTATTCTCGTGTTGTTAAGTCTATTAAAGATGCCAAACAAAATAAACTTACCAAAAATAAATGGAAAAGTTTTATACAGGGTGATAAAGAAGAACTTAAATTCTTAGGATTAGATAAGTTTTTACAAGGTAATGAGTCTATAACTAAACAAGAGTTATTAGATTTTGTAGAAAAAAAAGATATAACATCTGGTATTACAGTCCGTTCTATCCCTGAAGATGACATGAATAGTATGTATGAAAATTATACTATAGGTTCTCCAAAAGAAGGTACACAAGAAAATATAGTATTTCAATTTGGTAGAAAAAATTTATTAGTAGATGCCGTAACAAGTAGACCATATGATGCTGAGATTACACCACTATTTAGATCAGGACATTTTGATATAGAGTATGGAACTAATACTTTTGCACATGCTAGAACACAAGTTGGTTATGGAGATCCAGATAAAATAAAAAAAGAAATGGATATGGCTAAAAGAGTAGCTGAATCTAATAAAGATAAATCACAGTATGCTGATTTTTCTGATGAAAAATATCTTAAAGATTTAAAACTAGCAAAAACATTTAATAACACCCTAATAGTTGATGAAATACAATCTGATTGGTTACAAAAAGGTAGAAAAAAAGGATTTGTTAGTGACTATGATATTATTCCAGGAGATAAATTAGTAGATTATTTTAAAAAAAATAATATATCTTATAGGATATATGATAAAAAAGATATGGAGCCAGGAGAGCAAGGTGAATCACCACATTATCAATTTCATAAATCAATAGAATTTAAACAAAAAGGTGGTGAAGAATTAGCACCTGGTGATGGCCCAGAAATAGGGCCTATGGATCCAGATGTTAAATATATTTTTAGAAAATCTGATAATACAGAGTTTGCTAGATGGCAGCCTGAAAAGTATGAAGAAGATGCTAGATATTCATCAGCAAATGAATTTTTACAAAGAGCATATGGTAAAGTGCCAGACTTTCCCATAAAAGAATCCAAGAAATGGGTCGAATTAGTTTTAAATGAAATGATTAAAAAGGCTACTGTTGATGGTAGGGATAGCATAGCTATTACTAATGGTGAGATACAATATAATCGTTATCCTGCCATGCAGGAAAAAGAAAAGCAAGGTCTTAAAAAATTCTATGATACTATAGTTTATGACCAATTAAAAAAAATTGCAAATAAATATGGTGCCAGTCTTGAAAGAGTTGATATAACTTCTAATATAGCAACTAAAGAAGAGGAAGATAACTACTTTGATCAGAGTCTTCAAAGAGCATTAGATTATCAATTTACATTACAAGAAATAACACTACAAGAATTATGGGATAGAACTAAAGATACTGATATTCCAGGACATGCTACTCTTTATAGTAACGCAGGGAGAGGGCAAGGTGCTGATTATATTGAAAATTATATAACACAATTAGTTGAAAATAGAGAACCAGGAAGTGCAGCTAGCGGATTAAGTTTATGGGATCAAATAAAAAATAATAAAGTATATGTATGGAAGGCACCAACTAGTAATGTAGATGAAGAAGGTGCAATTTCTTGGGAATTACCTATAGTTGCAAAAGAAGATGCTGTAAACTATTCACCAGAATTACAAGGTGATAGTTTAGAACTCTATAAAAAATATATAAAAGATACTAAGCCTCCACCAGATAAGAAATTACAAGAAGAACAATTAATTAAAATGAAACTACCAAAAAAATTACAAAAAGATATACTAAGCAAACCTATCAAACTAAGTAAAGCTAAACAGCAAACAGATAGATTATTTGCATAAAAAAAGGGGAGCCATAAAGACTCCCCCACAGCAAGGCAACACGACTCGGAACCTAAGTTATCTTGGGTTCCTTTTTTTTTGGGCCTTACGATAAAGTGACGGATCACTCCATCGCTTAGTCCAAAACCAGTTACTTAATGTACTAGCATAACCTTCTAGTTTATCCATAACACAGTTATGCCAAAAGTAATATCTAAATTTTTTGTATAATCTGTTTAACATCTTCTTGTAGTTTTTTACCAATAGTGTTAGCATGATTAATTATTGATGCACAAAGATTAGCATGAAACGGATAACCTTTAAGTGCCTCTCTAATTTTAGTAACAGGCTTTCCACCATAGTCTATAACAACAGCATTGTTTTTATTTAAACCAATCTTCAATTCAAATAATATACCAGTATACTTTGATATATCGTCTGGCTCTTTTATCTTATCCTTTTCTTCTTTCATTTTTTTCCTCGCTTGCTTTTATAAAATCTGCACCAATTCTTGGATCTAGTGGACTCAAGGCTGATAACACATTCATTAGTTTAACTACTTCACCATATGGTCTAGTCATTAAGTATCTCATAATATCCATTAACTGTTCAGATGTTATAAGATAAGTCTTAGGACTAGGTTTGTTTGTTTCTTTACTCATATTCCCTCCCTATTTATCAGTAAAATATTTATTGAGGGTATCTAAGTTTTCTTCTGCACTAGATATTTTAGTTATTAATTTATCTAATTCATTTATAAATTGTGGGTGCTCACCAATACCCACAGATGAATTAAGATATATTAAAGCAGATGCATAAGCATCAGCAATTTCTGCCTCATACTTTTTTCTTAATGCATCTACAAGTAATAGTTTAGTATCCATTAGTAACCTCTATATTCATAGTAAGTTTTTTCAATAAACTCTTGATCACTAAGATAAGGATTATCGCTCATCTTTAATTCTTGTAGTTCTTTAAGTTCATTAACTGTTTGAGATAATGTTTTGTTTTGTTGTAAGCATCCACATACTAAATCAACAACTTCAATATGTGCTTGTTTCATTGCAGACATTATTTAACCTCCTGTATTAGTCTATTAAGATACCAGTTAGCCTTCTCTAAATCTTGTAAAGGCTCACCTTTAAATTTATATCTAGCAACATACTTTAATACATTACCTTTTAAATAACCATGATACTCATCATCTGTCATACAATCTCGGATAACATCAATAGTTTCTTTCTTACCTTGCTTGTAATGATTAGGTGAATTTACATTATCATGTGTATCAGCAATGGTATTAATATCATTGCTAAGAACATAAGTATTACCATTATACTTTATTTCTTTTTTAACGTTTGCCATATTCTCTCCTAATAGTTTTAATATCTATAGCCTCTAGATTATAGTCACCATCTTTTACTTCTCTCTTAACTATCACACCTCTCCACCACATGTGTTGAGTATCTCTAGCAAAGTGTTCAGAATGATTTAAATAACATCCTGCAGATAGCCCATGAATCTTTTTACCACTTGGTAAAGTAGATACAGCATAATCTAATAAATGACTATGACCTACTGTAGCAGAAACTTTATGTTTTGTCAAGAGTGTTCTACCAATATTTTCACCAGATATAGCTGAACCCATAATACCCGATGGGAAATGATGTGCATAATATATACCATCTACAACTTTAAATTGTTTGTATGGTATTTCTTGCCAACCATATTTTTTAAATTGCAGATCAGATATTTTCATAGTACCTTCTAACTCTGGATTCTCTTCTACAAATCTATCTATTCTATCTTCATGATTCCCATGCAACATAATCTTTCTAGGTTTATGTTTGCCTAGACCTTTATTAAATAAAGATAAAGCATGATGCGAATGATCCATATCTTGTTGGTATCTTCTGCCTTCAAAAGATTTCTTACCTCTATCATATGTTGATAGAGAATCCATACTACAAAAGTCACCCATACATATTACATGGGTAGCTTTTATATCTGCGGCTAGTCTACCTGCCCACAGAAATCTATCATTGCTTACTTTAGGTGTGCAATGAGGGTCACCTATAACTAAGTGCGTTGCCATTAGTTTAACTCCTTTTCACGTTTTTGTTTTAAGTATTCAATAAAGTCAATCACATTATCTTCTTCATCAAACTCTGCAACA